GATCGCGCCTACCGTCGTATCGACTAGCGCGTTCTCACTGTCGTCGTACCAGATGATCTTTTCTTTCGCCATTAGGTCTCCTCGTCAGGCGCGGGTTCTGAGTCGGGTGCCGCATCCATCTCGTCTAGCAACTCGCCTAGCAACGCTAGCGCGCCATTGATGCGATGCACGACGGCCAACGCCTTCTCGCGTTCGGCGCGTAGCTGGTCGCGCCGCGCCTCTAGTTTCTCTCGGTCCATACTCCCCTCCCGCTTTGGGTTGGGGGCGGCTCCTACACCGCCCCCACTATCACATTCCGTCGTTAGGCAGTAGCGCCAACCGTCTGCGCTGCAACGATATAGTGAGTCGTACCGCCAATGTCGACCTCGATGGGTATCCAGTTGGCAAAGTCCAGTGTGGTGCTCGTCTCAGTGTTGGACCCCACCATCGCGCCCGCGAATTTGAGCCTGCTTGCGCTCGCGTCCCAGAGCAGGTAGTCCGCACCGTTGGCCGCGTCGCCATAGATTTTGACGTCGAACGAAAGCTGCGTAGCCGCCGAGTCACCAATCTCGATGAGCGTGTCGTCAGCCGTGGCCGCTACGATTAGGTTGGTGGTATCCCAGTGGACATTCACGTCGCCCGTGCCGTCGCTGCCAGAGCCGAAAACTAGGTAGTCATCGTCTTTGAACTGCAGGTCCACGCCCGTGGTGTACAGCAGGTTCGCGCTTGCATCGGCGTATAGGTAGCTAGCGCCACTGGCCGTCCCGCCATACCATTTCAGGTCGAAGGAAAGCTGTGTCTCGGCAGAGTCGCCGATCTCGATAACCGTGTCGTCGGCTACCGCTGCCACAATCAGGTTCGTCGTGTCCCAGTGGATATTGACGTCACCCGTCGCGCCAGAACCGCTACCGAAAACGAGATAGTCGTTGTCTTTGAACTGTACGTCTACGTCGGTGGTGTAAAGCAGGTTGGCAGAGGCGTCGAAGTAGAGATAGTCAGCGCCATTGGCGGCCTCGCCGTAGAGCTTGACGTCGAAACTCTTCTGCGTAGCCGCTGAGTCGCCAATCTCGATCAGGCTATCGTCGGCGGCGGCCGCTACGATCAGGTTGGTGCTGTCCCACTCTACCGTTACGTCGCTGCCGGTGCCGATGGTGAGCTTCTCGCCGTCGGCCATCGTGATAGCGCCCGCGTCAATCGTGACGGTGTTCACCTCTAGCGAGTCACACGTCAGCGCTGCAAAATCGGCGTCTTCGTCCTTGCGGGCCAAATAAGTCGTCTGTGCCATGTTATGCTCCAATCTCCCTTCCTCGACGGGCGGAGCACCCCGCCGAGTCTGGTCGGGAGCCGGTCAGCCTATGCCCACCGGCTCCCCATTGCTATCGCTATCGTTACAGCGTCACGTCGTAGCTGATGGCGGAGGCGTCCGTGTCACGGTAGATCAACCCGAACCGCATAAGCGCCACAATCTCGGTTGTGTCCGCTCGCGGGATGCGGGTCGTCTCTAGCGTCATGCGTCGCCGCCAGCCGAACAGCCACTGATCCCAGCGTACCGCCAGGATAGCGCCGGTGCTGTTGTTCGTGGTCGTGTCGAGGTCTAGTTTGCCGTCGCTGTTGGCTTTCAGCTCATAGGCACCCGTGATCGTGCCCGTCGGGTCGAAGTGCATAAACGCCGATGGCCGTACCTCAAAGCCCCACATGCGCGCCAGCTCGCCGTCGCGCAGAGTCGCCTGCTGCCAGACGTCCTCCGTTTTGAGCGCGGCCAACGCCAAGCTCTTCCAGTAGGTATTCAGGTCCGGGATCAGCGTGACGCGGTCCTTGGCAAGCGCGTTTTTACCCGCGCCGCCCAAGAGTTTCACCGTCTCTAGGTAGTCGTCTTCCGTCAGTGTGCTGGCATCGCGGCTGTTGGCCGTGTTGGTGACCAGCGCGAGCTTGCGGAAGCCGTTGACTAGCAGGTAGCTCTCGGTGCCGCCGGGCGTGCCGGCGATGTCATTGATGTTGGTGGTGCCGCTAGTCGTGGTGTCGCCGTCGATCACGACGTGCTCTAGCTGCTCGGCCCCGGCGCGCTGGAGTTGCATCCGCAACTGCGGCACGAACCGCACAAGCGAATCCTCTTCCATCTCGCCAGACCACAGCACCCTGGCGCCCATTTTGGCAAGGCTCAGGCTTTGGTTGCCCGTGCCCGCCTGCGAGCTAGTGATCGTCGTGTTGGGCCATCCGCTGGTTGCCGTGTCCTCGGCCTCGGCCACTTTGTAGTAGGTCGGGTCCGTGGATTCGAGCGGGATCGTGATAGACTCGTGACCCGCTGGCACCTCGATTTTCGGGATGCGGTCCACAACCCACGAGTCGGCGCGGATTTTCTCCCAAAGCTGGTTGCTGTACTGGACGCCTACCCAATCGTCGCCATAGTTGCTCAGGTCCTGCTGCATGATCTCGTCGCTCTTGAGCGCCTTGCCCGTTCGCCTGTACAGCGCCTTGAGCGCCTCCTGGCTGGGGGCGTCGTCTTTGGCTTCCTGGCACTTGAGCGCCAAGCTCTGGTACGCCCGCTCGCTCACGGGCTTGCCGTTGGCCTTGAGCACGCCGATCATCACGGCCATGTCAGCCGCTTCAAGATGATCGTATCTCTGGTCATTGAACTTGGTGACGTAGGGCGCATCGCCCATCGGCAACCGGCGGCCCGTTGCCGCCTCTTTCTCCCACTCGGCTTTGGCGGCAGCTACGGCCTCCGCCTGCGCCTTCTCGATCTTCTCTGCCTCGGCGCGCTCGGCCTCTTGCCGCTCACGCTCCGCGTCCAGTGCGGCCTTGACCGCTTCCTGGACCTTGGCATCTACATCAATCTCACTCATCTCTGTCTCTCCTGGTTGCTCGGTCGTATCGGTTCGCGGTGGCTCCCCTGCCGATGCCGAGTCACGCTTTGCAGCGGACTCCTCTGGCTCGGCCTCGTGAGTCGCCGGATTATCTATGTCATCGGGTAGGTCTATGCCCGCCCGTTGCCACACGCTCTTGGTCACTGGCACCGCCACAGCGTAGGCGTTGGCAGGTTGCCGCTGGCCTACGGCGTCAAAAATGCTCAGCTCGACCACGGGCCATTCTCTGATATGCCCGTCGTCGTCTGTGCGTACGAGGTGTGACGCGCTGCCAGTGCTGGCCCGCGCGATGCCGCGTTTGGCACCATCCCACACCCGCTGCGCCCACTCGTTTGCCTTGTCTAGCACCACGCGATACCAAACGCCCATGTCGTCAACCCAGCGTTTGATGGTGCGCCCGATGTATTGCGGCTCACCCGCTGGGGTGCCGTCGCCCGTTAGCCCGTGATAGTAGACGGCAGGCGGCAACGGCCACTTGTCCTCGTGAAAGCGCGTGTCTGGCGCAAAGAACTCGCCCTGGACGTCGCGCCCGTCCTCTGGGCCGCCGTATGGGTTGCCCAGGACGTCTAGCGTCCAGTCGCCGTCTAGCTCGGCTGCCTTGATGCGTTCCATCTCACTCACTTGCGCGCCTCCACAGGTATCCATCGACGTGCTCAAACGCTGGCTCTAGCTGATAGCGCGAGATGTGCTGTGGGAATTCCTCGCTGTACAGCACGTGTGCCGGGTTCGCTATCAGCCATTCGGTGTGCTCTGCTATCGCGTCAACCACAGGTTGCGGGTCCTCTAGGTGCTCGAAAATGTCCATGGCAAAGATCGCATCATAGTCACGCGCCAGTGCCGCCTCCGCATCGGGTTCTGCCACGACGCGCGCGCCTGCATCTTCCCGCCCTAGCCGCCACATGGCGTATGCCCACGTCACGCTGCCAAGCAGGTCGTGATACCATGCGGCGCAACCCTCGCGGGCGGCGATTAGCGCCCACTCTGCAATGCCGCCGCCAAAATCTAGGACCGTATGCCAGTCGTGCTCTCGAATCTGGTCTCTCAGCCAAGCGTGAACTCCCCCGCGCCGGTGTTGCATCTGGTAACGTGTCAGATCAAAGATGTATAGGTCCGTCTCTTGGTAAAACGCCAGCGGCTCATCGTATCGCCGCCACTGCCACGCCAGCTCAAAGCCCGCGTATCGGCAGCGCGTGCGGACAAGGCGCTCAGGCCAGTCCACATACTCTGCCAGCGTCTTGTAAAGGTTCTCCAAGCCCCTAGCTACCCCCTAGCGTCCATATACAGCACGCCCGCGTGCCCTTGCCGCCTCGATGTCGAATGTGGTGCGCGCCCGCAAGATGCGCTCAATGTCTTCTAGCACCAGCTTGACACCGTCTCGTTGGCCGCGCTTGACGGCTAACTCACTGAATCCACGCGCCTCAATGCCAGGATGATAGACCCCGCGCGTGAACACTTTTGGCGGCCTGCTATGGCCCGCATAGGCCCGCAAGCGTCGAGGCCGTGACTTGGCCCCAAAGTCTGCGTTGAATGCCAGCACGCCATTAGGCTTCTTGGGGAATATCCAGTGTGGCCGCGTGCCCCTGTCCACAAAGTGAAACGCCCTGCTGATAACGCTCACGCCAACGCTAGCCGAACCGCGACCGCGTCCGCCGCTCAATACCAGCACCTCTACTCTCGGATGGTGCTGCCAAGTGGACGTCGCCTCCGTAAGCGCACGCGACGCCTCTTTCGCCACAGCATGGCCCCAGTTGTACGTGTTGGCCGCGTAGCCGCCGAGGGCATTCAGCTTGCGAGTCACCCGCTCGTCGTCAATGGTTAGCTCAAACACCTAGCGCGTCACCTCGTATGGTGCCCACTCTTGCGAGCGCCGTATGCAGTCAGGGCAGTTCTCTGCCGCCGCGTCCATGATCCAGTAGGCGTCCCAGCCCGTGTCGGTTTCTCGCACATCCCAATGGCAGCGACAGTTGCTATGGCATTGCGTTGACCCGTCGCCTGGATACGCTGGCAAGCTAGGAACACCGCTGGCAAGCGCGCTGGCCCGCTCGTATGCCTGCGTGCTCGATCCATGATACATGCCAGCGCGGTTGGCAATCTGCGCCTCTGTAAGCTCGCCATCTGCCATGGCTCGCGCAAAGCCGTCTAGATAGCGATATTGCTCTTTCACCATCGCACCGACACGGCCCCAGTCCGCTTGTGTCATGGAGCCACGCCCGCCGTGGCCCAGCACATACTGAGAGATAAAGCTATCCTTGACGTCGGTTCGCATCATCCGCTGCCACGAATCCACCGTTAGGTCGCCTTGCGCTAGTCTCCGCGCTAGCTCGGCAGCTTGCGTTTGCTGTGCCTGCGTGAACGTATCGCGTAAGGCCAGCATGTCCTTCTGGCCGATAAAACGGCCAGTGCGCGTGTTGCGGTATCGCTTGGCGCTTGCCGACCATACCCACGGAGACGCCATTAGTCCTCAACACTCGCGTCTAGCAACCCGTCGTATTCGTCTGGCATTAGCTGGTCCCAGCGCGCAAGGGCGTGCTCGATGTCGCGGTCCGTGATAGCTACGTCCCCGGCGGCCGGTAGCGGCGTGCCCTCTGGCGTCACTCGCTCGCCTTGCTTGACGCGGGTGAATGGCTCGGCAAAGGCCGCCCTGATCGCATCGTCATCACGCGCCGCCGCCAGTCGCCCGCGTATCACATCGGCCACGTCGTTTGGGATGTGCTCGCAGGTGAACTCGGTGCGTTTTTCTGGTCGCCGCTTGCTCGCGTACCGATACCACGCGCCCATCTCTGCCTTGATCGCCGCCTCTTTGTCGCTCACGTCTAGCGTCTCGGCAACGTCGGCGGCCTCGCGTTGCGCCGCCCGTGTCGGCTCTGTCTCAGGCACCGATTCTAGCGCCTGTGGCCCCTCGGCAACCTGGCCCTTTAGCTCCGCTGGCAGCAACCCGCCGCGCTCGTCGCCTAGCGGCTCATCGTCGTCGTATGCCGCGCGAATCTCGTCAATCGTGTGCACCTGTGCGAACGCGGCCCGCTCTCGCAATGCAATGGCGCGGTCCACAACCCGCACGTCCTCGAACTCTGCGACAGACCGCCCGCCGTAAGCTGGCAGCACGTCCGTGGTCACTTTCTCAGCCAACGCCACTAGCAGCGGCCATGCCGATAGTGCCGCGAATGTCGCGTGTGCGTTGCTAGAGTTGGCGCGATTGGCGTCTACCGCCAGCATCGCCGCTAGGCCGGGTGCCAGCACCGTCCAGATCTCTTCCTTGGTAAACGTGCGACCTTCCAAGAACTGCATCTCGGCTTGCGCCACGCCCGTCGGCGTGTACTGGATCGCGCCATTGCCAACGCCCCGCATCATCAATAGCTGCTTGTTCTGTGCGCCGCCGTATGCCTCGCGCCAGTCGTGCTTGATCGTCTCCCAATCGGAGTCGTTTATCATGTCCGAAAAGCCCACGATGCCCGGCAGCTTCGCGTTGTCTTTGGCAAAGAAATTCGTATTCCACCGGGTAGCCTTCATGTCGCCAATGGCCTGCGTCGCTAGCGCCTCGATTGCCGACATGCCTACCCACGGGTTGGCGGGATGGTAGCCGTGCCAGTGCATAACCTCCCACGTCTCTAGCGGCATCGGTACGCCGTCGCCGGGGTCGTAGGCGTAGCCCTTGACGTACATGCGGCCGTCTGGCACAGGCTCGATGCGACTTGATGGGATGATCCACACCTCGGTAGGCGGCACATTCTCAGACGCGCGATTCAGCCACCAATAGGCGTTGCCCGTAAGCTTGCGCCATGCAAACGTGTTGTATAGCAACTCGTACCGGCTATTGAGCGGGTTGGGCCGCGATAGCAGCATCTCAAAGGGATGGTTCTCTACCTCGACCCGATTCTCGCCGTCTAGCCCGTACACGCCCACCGGCACCGCCGCGCACATGTTGGCAACGGCATCCACTGCCGCGAACACCCACGAGAGACGCTGGTATAGCTGCGCCTGCGCCTTGGGTAGGTCCAGTGGCGGCACGTTCTGCGCTTGCGCCTCTGCCGTGCGGCTTGCCCAGCGTGGCGCGCTGCTCGCCTGTGCCCGCAATGCCTCCAGCTCCAGCTCCTCACGCAAACGCCGGATCTCGCGCCGTTGCTGCCAGCGGTCCCAGAATGCCATGCGCGCTCCTATACGAATGCGTACAGCGACGCGGGCGCTGGGTGGCTCGTCAGCATCCCAAACGCTCCCGCCGCGCTATCCCACTGATCGTCATGCGGCGACTCTGGCACCATCGTCACCTCGTCTAGCCACGCCGCGTTCCAAGATCCCGCAACCAGACGCACGTTGCCCGCCTCTGCCTGCGCCACAAACGGCATGGCCCGCTGAACCTTGTCGCCAGTGGACGGCATCGCCTTGACGTTCCATCCCGCTAGCGCCCGCACCATGGCCGCCGAAAACAACTTACCGCTGCTGCCCGGCTCTTGTTCCATGCCGATTGCCACGTCGCGCCCGTCGCTCTCTGCCGTCTGGCGCACAACGCGCTCGACCTCGCCCGG